CCAAAAAATACCCCCGGGGGGACTTTTTGTGGGAACAATCCTCATGGTACCCTCGGTAAAGACCCCCTGAGTCAACCCGAAGGAGGTCGAAGCAAGTCCGAAGCCGTAGAAACTTTTGGCCATGGAGGTGCTGGGTGCACATCACCCACGACGAGTTGGTCCGACGCTTCAACTACCACCGCCCCAACACCGAAGCGAAGGTGGAGAGGCATCAGCAAATCCGCGAAGCCTGCTTGGCCGCCGCGGAGACGATCGTCGACGTCACGGGACCTCCGTCACGTGAGCAGTCGACGGCTATCACCAAGCTCGAGGAGGCGATGTTCTGGGCGAACGCCGCCGTCGCTCGGGAGATCACCGCCCCAACCGAGTAGGGGCCTCGGCCAGATTCTCAAGCTAGAAGAAAGGAGTGTGAGCCATGGCCCGAGCAAGTAACAACGGTAACCGATCGGCTCCGGCCCGCACTCCTGAAGCCCGTGAGGACGAGTTGGCGGCGTACGCTTACGATCTCGCTGAGGAGCAGATCAAGAGCGGCACCGCGTCGTCGCAAGTCATCACGCACTTCCTGAAGGCTGGGTCTCGGCGTGAGCGCATCGAGCAGTTGCGCATGCAGCACGAGATCGAGCTGATGGAAGTGAAGAAGGAACAGCTCGAAGGTCAGAAGCGGGTGGAGGAGCTCTTCGTCCATGCCATCAACGCCATGCGTTCGTACCAGGGCGGTGACCCCGCGGAGATCTCGGAAGGCAACGGTCCTCAGCCGTATGAGGACTAGGCGCTCTTGCTACGAGCTTGACTTCTTAGAGGAGGCGTACGATCTTTCTCTGAGTAGTTGGGCACTGGTCTTCGAATGAGGACCCGAACGTATTCCGAGCTGCGTCGGTTCTCGACTTTCGACGAACGCTTCGACTACCTGTCCATGCCGGGGGAGGTGGGGACTGCCACCTTCGGTTTCGACCGTTGGATGAACCAGCAGTTCTACCAGTCTCGCCAGTGGAAGCAAGTTCGGGACGCGGTCATCTTTCGAGATGGTGCCTGCGACCTGGGTATCCCTGGCTACGAGATCTCAGCCATGCTGCTCGTTCACCACATGAATCCAGTCACACCCAACGATCTCGTTCGGGGTGAGGAGTGGGTGCTCGATCCAGAGTTCTTGATCACTACGACACGTCGTACACACAACGCCATCCACTACGGCGACCGAAGGCTTATTCGTCAAGGGCCGGTAGAGCGGCGACCAGGCGACACCAAGCTTTGGTGAAAGGAGATTCACAGTGGCGAAGACACGTCATCGCCTGAGCAAGCACTTCGTGGTCGAGGAGTTCGACTGCAAGGACGGGACCAAGGTGGCGAAGCGGGACTACAACGGCCTGGAGTACCTGTGCCGTCAGTTCCTCGAGCCCATGCGTCGCGAGTTCGGTGCATGCTCGGTCCACTCCGGCTTCCGCACGCGGAGCCACAACGCCAACGTGGGGGGCGAGAAGAACTCGTTCCATATCTACACGATCCACGACGGCAACGACCAGGCGGCGGACGTTTCCTTCGCCAAGGGGACGCCGAAGCAGTGGGCGGCCAAGGCCAACGCCATCCGGCGCAAGAAGCGCAACGGGCGCGGAGGCATCGGTATCTACCGAACCTTCGTCCATCTCGACATCCGCGACTTCGCGGCCAACTGGAGGGGCTGATGAACGCTGAGTTGCAGGGCGGCGACGCCGCCGAGGCCGATCCCACGGCCATCGAGCCCGACGAGAATCCGGCGCTGCCGGTTGACAACCCGGACCTGCCCCCCGAGGGCGACCCGGAGGACATCGAGGGCGAGGAGATCGACGAGAACGAGTTCGATCCCGCCGGGGACGATCGTGACAACGCCGAGAACGAGGAGGAGCCGAACGACCTCTCCGGCATCGACAAGGAGTTCGACGACGGAGACGACACCTAGCCCATATCTGGGTTAGGTAATGGAGAGTAAGGAGAGTAAGCATGCCCAAGCAACGGACGTTCAAGGTCGGCCGGGAAGTCATGAAGGGCCCGGACGTCAAGGCCTGGCAGGAGCTCATCGACAAGGAGTTCCGTCACCTCAAGATCATCTGTCCGATCAAGAAGGACGGGGTCTACGGCGTCCACACCCGGACGTACTCGGCGGCTCTCTGTCGCGCGCGCGGGATCGTGGCCAAGCGAGCCATGGAGGACGGCGTCACGCCCGAGCTGCGGGAGAAGATCCGTAAGCGCGAGCTCAACGCCGCGGAGACCAAGCGGTTCCACTCGGTGACCACCGTGAACTACCGCAAGAAGCTGCGTGAGGACTGGAAGGTGAAGAAGGTTCACCAGCCAGTCTCCAACATCATCGCCGATTCCTGGGACTACCACCCCGGCGTGCACGACGGCATCGATGTCATCTGCAAGCCCAACGCGGCCTGCTTCGCCATGGTCAAGTCCCGGGTCATCGACGTCCGTGCCGGTGGCTGGTGGGGCAACGCTCCGAGCGGCGATGTCAAGAAGGGTGACGGCATCGTCCAGCTCGAGATCCTCGAGAACGTCGGTCCGTTCAAGCGGGGTCAGCACATCGGCTACGGCCACTGTGAGCACGCGCGCGTGAAGGTCGGCGACATCGTCCAGGCGGGCGAGGTCATCGCCTTGGCCGGGCTGGCCGTGGCCTGGCACATCCACCTCATGCTCAACGACGGCAGCACCAATCGGGGGATCGGCAACCGCGATCCCCGCGCCATCCTGGAGTACTCGAAGAAGCACGGGTAGTCCATCAACCTCTCACTACAAGGAGGCGATTCGCATTCCGCAGGCCAAGAAGAAGGCAGCGAAGAAGTCCGCGAAGCCCGCATCGCGCAGGCGTCCGGCCAAGTCCGCTCCGCCGCAGGTCGATCGAGGACCGTCGGCCGCCAACGAGCAGGACGCCGCCGTCGCGGTCGAGCAGCGGGAGGTGACCTCAGGCCAAACGGGCCAGGACGCCGAGGGGCTCGAGTACCAGCCGAAGCATCTTCCGCTCGGGAACGCCGGTCTCGACCAGCATTCCGCCGAGGCGGATCGGTCGGCCGAGCGAGCGGAGCAGCGAGCCGAGCACAACGAGCGGGTCGGGGGAGCGGGCGAGGGCTACGAGGACGAGCAGGAGGAGCAGCGCGAGCTCCACCGTCGCCGTACCGTCGGCACCAACGTCGCTCCCTGACAAGCGGGTGGTCCCGTCGTCTCGGATTCCGCCTTCCGATCCGATTCCCGCATCGCCACAGTCTACGAGCCGAAGGATCGGGATAGGCTCGTTCAGCAATCAAAATCAGGAGTGAATCGTATGAACGACGAAGGACCGAAGGACTCGCAGCAGGAGCCGCGAGACGATTCTGGGCTGCAGACACCGCAGCCGGATCAGCCGCATCCGCCGGTGAGCGACACCGCCGAGGATTCGCCTCCGCGCGAGGACGATCTCCGTCCCGACGACGCCGCCGAGGATTCGCCTCCGCGTGAGACCAGCGACCAGCAAGCCGAGGGTGAGGGCTGATGTCAGCTCAGCAGCTTCTTCTCGTGGCCCTCGTGGCCGCGGCCGTCTGCGTGGTCATCCTGGCCCTCGCCGACGTGATCTGATCCGACCCGACCAGCCGAAAGGAGGTGTAGAATGGAACCGAGCATCCTCAAGAGCACCAAGAAGGTCCTGGGTGTGAGTGACGGTGACGCGTCGTTCGATCTCGACATCATCACCCACATCAACACGGCGTTCTCCACCATCAACGATCTGGGGGTGGGGCCTCCGGGTGGTTTCGTCATCGAAGGGGAAGACGAGGAGTGGGAATCGTTTTTCCCCAACGAGGACGATCCGTACAAGATGAAGGTCATGCTCGCCAAGGTCAAGGCCGTCGTGCATCTAAGAGCCAAGATGCTCTTTGATCCGCCGACCGTCGCCTACATGTTGACGGCCCACCAGGAGCAGCTGCGGGAGGCCGAGTGGCGGCTCAACGTCAACCGCGAGGACAGCGACTGGGTCGATCCGGCACCGAATCCGGTCCTCATCGTGGACGGCGGAGACCCGTCTGGGGAATAGCCGGTGTCCTCTCGCATCCAACTCCGCCGAGGCACGGCGGCTTTCTGGACGGATGAGAATCCGGTCCTCCACCACGGCGAACCCGGGTACGAGAGTGACACCGGGAAGCTGAAGTTCGGGGACGGCGAGACCTTCTGGCGAGACTTGCCATATTTCACCGGCCTTGAGCTGGATCCCGACGAGGATGACGCCACGGCGATGGCGCTCATCACCAACCATCTCGCCGACTCCACGCCGCATCCCGTCTATGACGACGGGCCGTCCCTTGTCCTCATCTACGAGAATGCGAAGGTGTGACCGTGTCACTGGATACACGACTCAGCGACCTGGCCACCGCCGTCGCGACCGACATCAAGCAGCATCGAGTCTGGATCTCCGGATCAAGCTCAGGAGATCTCACCGGGCTCAACACCACCAACAAGGCCAGCCTGGTGGCGGCTATCAACGAGGTCCTTGCCGGTTCTGCGGGTGGAGACGTCGTGCAGGCCGACCTCGATGCGCTCAAGGAAGAGATCCTCGGCGCCGGTGTGCCGGAAGCGCTCGACACGCTAGACGAGTTGGCTCAGGCGTTGGGCGATGACGAGAATTTCGCCGCTACGGTCACTGCGCAATTGGCCGCCCTTGACGCCGAGCTGGACACCAAGCAGGATGCCGACGAGATCGGCGACCCCAACATCGATCTGGTCTCGCTGTACATCGCCGCCAAGTCGTAGGTCGTCATGTCGCTATCGCAACGACTTGAGGATCTGGTCGCGGTCCTTGGTTTCGATGTCAAGGATCTCGACAGTCGAATCCCGTATTTCCTGGCGACGGATCCATGGCATAGGGTAGGGACCGCAGGTGAACCGGCGTTCGGGGCTAGCTGGGTGAATTACAACGCCTCATATTTCATGGCGTTTCGCAAAGGACTAGACGGCGTAGTTCGCCTTCGTGGGTTGCTGAAAGGTGGAGCGAACGGTAGTTCCCCATTCACGCTTCCCGTGGGATACCGTCCGGTTCAGGAAGAATCGTATCTTGTGTTTGCGGCTGGAGGATCCGCATATATCACGATCACGAATGCCGGAGTGGTGTCGATCACCGGTCAAGGTGCAGCCAACATCACTAATTACGTCTACTTCTCGGGGATCGAGTTCGACACTGACACGGTTACCGAAGCCATGGTGGGACCCAAGGGTGAACAAGGTCCAGCTGGTCCTCCTGGAAATTTTGACATCACCGCACCGTCGGTCGCCAATTGGAACGACGCGCCGTTAGGGGCTGCCTACGCGTTGGCCAACGCGACCAATGCGCCTGCGTATGACGCCGCGGTGGATAGCGGGTTATTCATGGCGGAAACTTGGGAGGTAGTTGACCCCCAAGATCCGGTCAACAACTCGTTCATCATCCAGCGAGCTACCGACCTCATGACGAACGCTACGTTTGAGCGTCGTAGCTGGTTCGGGCGGTCGAGTTGGAAAGCTTGGAGCAAGGTTGCTACCAACAAGGCACCGATCTGGACAAGCTTTGCCGGGTTGTACGCCAACAGCTGGACCGAGTATGACACCGCCCGATATTCCAAGGACGCTCTTGGCTACGTTCAGTTCCGAGGAGAGATCCGATCCTGGACCGGCGGAGCCACCGCTGCTGACGTCTTTGTACTGGGACCGATGCCGGTGGGGTTCCGACCGGCAATCCGTACCGGTTGCCCAGTATGGGCCAATACCGGCGCGTTGTTGAGCCTCTACGTCGCATCCGATGGCGTTATTCGCGTCTCCACAGCTGTGAGCGCGGGTGCTGTCGTCAACATCGGGTCCGTGAGGTACCCGACGCAGTGATCATCCATATTTCGATCAGGAGGTCTACATGAGTAACCTCGTCATCGTGGCCATTCCTGACGAGAATGACCGCGTGTGGAAGGTTTCGAGCGAAGAGATCCCACACATGACGCTGCTGTTTCTTGGCGAGGCCGACGAGGTCGCCAATCTTCAGCAGATCATCGAGTTCACGGAGCACGCGGCCAACACCACGCTGCGACGCTTCTGGCTGCCGGTGGACCGGCGGGCCGAGTTGGGCGAAGACAAGGCGGATGTCCTCTTCTTCAAGAAGGGTCGCTACGACTACAAGGCAATCCGGGATTTCCGTGTCCAGCTGCTGAAGGACGACAACATCCGGACTGCCTACGACTCATCTCCGCAGCACGAAGGCGTGTGGCAGCCGCACCTGACGCTGGGCTATCCGGGCAAGCCCGCCAAGCCGGACGAGACGGATCGGGACTACGGGTTCTACGATGTGCAGTTCAACAAGATCGCCGTCTGGCCCGAGGACTACAACGGTCCCGAGTTCCTGCTCAAGGACTACTGGGACGAGTACGAGGCTCTGGAGAGCGTGCCCATGGACGTCGCCATGAGCAGCGTGAACCAAGCTCGCATCGCGCTCGGGCTGGATGCCGTCGAGAACATCGAGCACTACGGCGTCAGGGGCATGCGCTGGGGCGTGCGCAAGGAGGACGTCGAGAACGCGGCCAAGAGCGGTACGTCAGCTGTCGCCAAGGCAGTGGCGGATGTCAATCGGTTCGCAGGTGATGTTCAGTTCGAAGCCCGTACTGCCCCCCGCACGGATTCCGAAACCGGCGCAGAGAAGGACAGCAAGGCTCGCGAGCTGGTCATCGGCGCCGCGCACAAGGACTTCAAGGCGAAGGACTTGTCGGCGATCAACGCCAAGCCGGAGTACGAGAAGACGAGGAAGCTCCACAACCGGTTGTTGAAGCCGTTCGACAAGACGACCAAGGCCTACCGGGCCGAGGTGAAGGCTGCCTATATTCAGCGGCTGGAGACCACGGCCAACGCGATGAAGAATCCGTCGGGTACGCGCGAGTACTCGATTCGTGAGCGTGGTGGCGATCTGCCCAAATCGAAGTACTACTGGGAGGTCAGCACTCGCGAAGCGCGCCACGCCGCAGGTGACGACTTCACCCTGGTCGAGGTGCTCACCGATGACGACGGCTTCATCACGGGCACCAAGGTGGTCAAGGCCGAGAGCACGATGGCCCAGACTGCCGATCTCGGCGCCGATTTTCTGGCTCACTACGGCGTCAAGGGCATGAAGTGGGGCGTCCGCAACGAGAGAGGCGGATCCAACACTTCCAGTGTTGGCGAGAAGAAGCGAGAAGGAATTCAGCGATTCCTGGATCCTCAGGGCAACGATCTGGGCACCGACATCGTCAAGTCGGTTCTCTGGCCCATGGTTCCGCCGCTTGGGCTCTTCGCCATTCCGTCCGATATTCGCCTGGCCCGCGCGGGTGCGCGTGGAGTCAAGGCCAAGGTCATCGACGCCAACGAGAAGCACTTCGAGAAGAAGGCGCAGTCGGCCAAGAACTTCGTCGCCATCCACAACGGATCAGGTGAGCGCGTCAATCGCGAGCTCGAGACGATCAACAAGAAGTACCCCAAGCCGAACGTCGACGCCGCGACGCAGGCGAAGTACGACAAGGAAGTTCTCACGATGATGCAGAAGGCCTACAAGGAGTCGGCCAACTCGCTCACCAACAAGTTCAACACGCGCCATCTCGACGTCGAGTTCAAGGGCGACGGGATGGATGTCAAGATCTCGGCGAAGGAAGGACCGGGGACTCCGCTTCCGCAGCGGGTCAAGCACGCGGATGAGGATGAGGACGAGGTCTTCACCTTCCACGCCAAGTTCAAGCGTGACACCGAAGGGCACATCGTCGGCATGGAGTTCGAGGACTTCGAGAAGCCCGAGGTACCCAAAGAGATGGCACAGTCTGCCATCATCATGGGTTCCCAGCTTGTCCTCGAGCACTACGGGGTCAAGGGCATGCGCTGGGGTGTGCGTCGCAATCGGGAAACCCCGTCGGCAGTGGATGCCATGGCTACGTCTCGGGTGCCACACGGGGCAAAGCGCAAGACCAAGATCGACACCGAGGGCGGGGAGAACCATCCCGCCGCCGACGACGCCATCAAGGTGGCCAAGTCTCGGGTCAAGCTGGCCAAGAGTGGCACCGCCGCGCTTTCCAACCAGGAGCTCCGTGAGGTGGCCAATCGCCTGCAGCTTGAGCAGCAGGTGAAGCAGCTGACGGCTCCCGCGGGCAAGAAGTTCGTGACCAATCTGCTGCGGAGCGAAACCCAGCAGGGCGGCCAGATGCTCTTCAGGAAGGGTGTCAAGAAGGGCGGCAAGGGGGTCAGGAAGGTCGCACTCGGGTTCTAGGGAGGAGGGGGTTACGTGGCGCTGTCCAATACTGCAGTCCCGGTGTACTACGGGCAGTTTCGTCACGCGGTGATGCGCGGAGAAATTCCGGTCAACCGGGAGATCTCTATGGAGATGAACCGGATCGACGCGCTCATCAAGAACCCGAATTTCTACTACGACGATCAGGCGGTGGAGGGTTTTCTGCGCTTCTGTGAGGGTGAGATGACCCTGACGGATGGCAACGACCTCCACCTCCTGTTCACTTTCAAACTGTGGGCCGAAGAGATCCTCGGTTGGTACTACTTCGTGGACCGGTCGGTCTACGTCCCCTCGGATGGTGACCACGGTGGGCATTACGAGAACCGGACGGTAAAGATCCGTCTGGTCAAGAAGTTTTACCTCATCGTGGCCCGAGGTGCGGCCAAGTCGATGTTCGCGGCGCTGATCCAGGCGTACTTCATGACCGTTGACACGGCGACCACGCACCAGATCACAACGGCCCCGACCATGAAGCAGGCGGAAGAGGTCATGTCACCCATCCGCACTGCCATAACTCGTGCTCGGGGACCGTTGTTCAAGTTTCTTACCGAAGGCTCGATGCAAAACACCACGGGCAATCGGTTGTTGCGACAGAAGTTGGCAGCGACCAAGAAGGGCATCGAGAACTTCCTCACTGGATCACTGCTCGAGATCCGGCCGATGGCCATCAACAAGCTTCAGGGTCTACGGACCAAGATTGCCACCATCGATGAGTGGCTTTCCGGTGATCTCCGAGAGGATGTCATCGGCGCAGTGGAGCAGGGCGCTTCCAAGCTGGACGACTACTTGATTCTCGCCATCTCTTCGGAGGGAACCGTTCGTAACGGTTCGGGTGACACAATCAAAATGGAACTCCATGACATCCTCAAGGGTGAGTACAACGCTCCCCACATTTCGATCTGGCACTACAAGCTGGACGAGTTGGAGGAAGTCAGCGATCCAGCCATGTGGCTGAAGGCCAATCCCAATCTTGGTCAAACCGTGACATACGAGACGTATCAGTTGGACGTCGAACGCGCCGAGAAGGCTCCGGCAGCGCGCAACGATATTCTCGCCAAGCGGTTTGGTATCCCGATGGAGGGGTACACGTACTTCTTCACCTACGAGGAAACGCTGATTCATCGCGTCCGCGAGTTCTGGCAGCTACCCTGTTCGTTGGGGATGGATGCTTCGCAGGGCGACGACTTCTGGGCTTTCACCTTCATGTTTCCGCTGGGTGGAGATCGCTACGGGATCAAGACGAGGAGTTACATCACCGAGCGGACACTCTTCCTGCTTCAGCCCGCCATGCGACAGAAGTACGAGGAGTTCATCAACGAGGGCTCGCTCCACGTGATGAACGGGACGATCTTGGATTGGGAAGAGATCTACGACGATCTCGATCGATTTATCATCGCCTCGGAGTACGATGTTCGGTCTTTCGGATACGACCCATACAACGCCAAAGAGTTCGTCAAGCGTTGGGAGGCGGAGAATGGTCCTTTCGGTATCGAGAAAGTTATTCAGGGAGCTAAGACGGAATCTGTTCCGCTGGGTGAACTGAAGAAGCTTTCCGAAGACCGTCGCCTCATATTCGACCAGGTGTTGATGCAGTTTGCCATGGGCAACGCCATCACTCTGGAAGACACCAACGGAAACCGCAAACTCCTCAAGAAGCGTCAGGAGGAGAAGATCGACAACGTGGCGGCCCTTATGGACGCCTACATCGCTTTCAAAGCCAATCAGGAGGCCTTCGAGTAATGCCGCCCGGAATTACCAATGCCATTGTGCTTCAGACCGGAGCCAAGGCCGCTGAAGGTCAGGATTACATGCGACTGGCGCTGTTCGACGAGGCCGGTCAGCCGATCAACCTGACGGGCGGGGAGCAGGGACTGCAGGGGGTGCAAGGACCTCCAGGTCCGGCGGGAGCACAGGGATTGCAAGGCCCGCAGGGTCCTCAGGGAGCCACCGGTTCTCAAGGAACGCAGGGTCCGAAGGGTGATCCGGGAGTTGCAGGCCCTCCCGGTTCGGTGGCGACGCTTCTCTGGGCGCCATATCCCAAGGCGAACGGTTGGAAGTACTACCACGAGCAGTTCCCGGCCGATGAGTTCGGTGACCCCGCTTACTGCATTCTGGGTTCGTTGGTGTTCCTTACCGGAGCCTGGTACTGCGGCGACGTCAGCGGCGCCATGGCTCAGCTTCCCGTTGAAGCTCGTCCGGTTCGGCGTCAGCGGTTGATCTTCAATCAGGGGCAGGCCTTTGTCAGCCTCGATATGGACACCGACGGCCGCCTGAAGACTGGGGGCGATGGGGTGCCCCCCACCTCAAGCGCCCTCATGATGATGGGCTTCTACCGGCTTACCAACTGATTGAAAGGAGGCCTTCGAGTAATGCCACCCGGAGTTACCAGGGCCCAGATACTTACAGGCCCCAAGGCTTTACGTGAGTCTATGGGCAATGAGTACATGCGGCTCGTCTTGTTCGACGAAGACGACAACCCATTCAACTTGACCGGGGGAGAGACCGGGCCTGAGGGTCCTATGGGTCCGGCTGGCCCGAGGGGTGACACCGGTCTGAAGGGGGACAAGGGTGACAAGGGCGATACCGGTTCTCCGGGAGCCAAGGGAGATACCGGTGCTCAGGGCCCGACCGGGACGAAGGGTGACAAGGGTGATCCTGGTAACACAGGCCCCCCTGGAGAGCAAGGAGATCCTGGAACGCCTGGAGAGCAAGGCCCCGAAGGCCCTGCCGGACAGTCGGCCAGCATTTTCGAGTTCATGTTCTCTACGGCGCTCACCGAGCCACCGACTGGTTCGGAGGTTCGACTGAACCATGCCTCGGCATCCTCGGCGACGAAGCTGTGGGTGCGTCACTCGACTGTGGATTCGGTTGATATTTCCAACTTGATGGCGTTGACGCAGGTTGGGGATCGGCTGACCGTGCAAGACAAGGATGAGCCGGGCAAGATCCAGCGATTCAACGTGACGTCGATTACTCCGAAGTCGAGTTACATGGAATTTGGAGTGACGTTCGTGAGTGGTGGATCACCGCTGACCGCACAACGAGTGATGCTTCTGCTCGGACGTGCCGGTACCCCAGGACGCGGAGTTCCGAGCGGCGGTACCACAGCGCAAGTACTACGCAAGAAGACCAATTCGGATTACGACACCGAATGGGCAACGAGTGAGGGTGGGTCTACCGATCTGTCAGAGCTCCAGGATACGGTGTCGACGGTTCAGACCGAGCTGGGGAACCTCAAGTCTCTGGTCGAATCGCCAGCGGGAGGGGATCTGGAGGGAACGTATCCGAATCTGACCGTTCCCTACATGGCTCAGATTCAGATCCAGATCACCAATCTCGAAGGACTTATCCAAGCTCTCGACGGACGAGTCGCAGCTCTCGAATCAGCGTAGATCTACGCTGATCCATATTTTATAACCAGGAGGCCTTCGAGTAATGCCGCCCGGAATCACCAGAGCCATGATTCTCACGGATCCGAAGTCGTTGGATGAGGCTTTGGGGAATGAGAGCATGCGGCTCGTGTTGTTCGACGAGCATGGACAACCGTTCAATCTCGTCGGCGGAGAGACCGGCCCTGCGGGGCCGATGGGTCCGGCCGGTCCTCGAGGGGACATCGGACTGAAGGGAGACAAGGGAGACAAGGGAGATACGGGATCTCCGGGAGCGAAGGGTGATACGGGAGTTCAGGGTCCGGCTGGGCCGTTGGGTCCGGCTGGTTCGGTTGGCCCGGCTGGGCCGAAGGGTGATCCGGGAGAACCCGGTCAGACGGGAGCTAAGGGAGACAAGGGCGATACCGGTAACACCGGTGGCCAAGGTCTTCAAGGGGTCAAGGGCGATACCGGATTCGTCGGTCCGCAGGGGCCTCAAGGACCGCAAGGTCCTGAAGGGCCTCAAGGCGCTTCAGCGTTGGCTATTCCGATTGTCACCGCTCTTCCTACGGATCCGGATGACGGCGACGAGGTCTACTTCCAGAACGCTGTGATGGCGACGGCAGGTGTTCGCTGGCGCTTCGCCTTTCGGCAAGGCTCGGCGGGTACGCATAAGTGGGAGTACGTTGGCGGCGCCATGTTGTACTCCAAGATTGCGGCTACACACCAGGTCAATCCCACACCCAACGATTACGCCGATGTTGGCACTCCGGGAAACGGGTTTGGTCCGGACATTGTGTGCCCACTCCCGGGTGAGTACGAGTACTACTCGTGCGCATATTTGTATACCAACGCGGCAAGTTACGGCCTGGTAGGGACGATCATCTACCGCGTCGGAGCAGGAGGTGGCGCTATCGGTCCGGGAACTCAAGTCCCGCTTCCGAACGCCCGATCAATCTATGTTTACGGCGGTGGACCTCTCGCTCAGGATTTAGTCAAGGGCGTGACCTATCGTCTTCGATATTTCTTCGAGACGCCCCCGGCTTCGGTCGGGAACGCGGGTAACCGCATTTTCGGCCTCAAGCCGATCCGAGTTTCCCCCTAAAGGAGGTCTTTTAGTAGTGAGCGCGTATAAGGCTCATATCTTCAAGCAGCGTAACGTAGGCGAGCGAGAAGAAGTCAAGCTGAAGATCTTCGGTCCGGACGGTGAGGAACTCGAACTCGGTGGTGGAGGAAGCGAATCCGGTGTTACCTACACCGGTGGCGCAGGAGAAGATCCCGGACTCCCGAACTCTGGTTCGATTGTCGTACTCGACTTCGAAGAGAACGCCGAAGCCTTGCCGGACGGCCCTCCTGGTATGTACATGGGAAAGCTCGACGTCGAATGGACCACGAGCGCACCAACGCTGGGGTTGGCCTCGGTCTCGTTGATTCATCTCGACGAGGACGACATGCAGACCGCGATCTGCACCGTCGAGTTGTATGCGGACGAGAGCGGTTGGGGAGATGGTGTGCTTACACCCGACGGTGCTCGGCATGTCAAGTTGGACATGGGTCTAGTTCGCAATCCGGGACGATTCGAAGTTTGGGTCTACCAGACCACAGATCAACAGCCGATGCCGGTGTGGGTGCAGCTCTCACTCGCTAAGTTCTGACCATATCCCCAAAGGAGGCAGTACATGCGACTGGGTGAGACCCAGGACTTTGCCTCCCCAGGGGAGGCGCTCAAAGCACTCGAGGAAGCGACGGTCCTCGAGCACTACGGGGTCAAGGGAATGCGCTGGGGAGTGCGCAAGAAAGAAGAACTTTCTGGCCGCGACTCGGCAAAAAAGAACGAAGAAGTAAAGGTTCAACTGGCACCCGGTCTTCCGGAGTTCCAGCAACGGATCGAGAAGATCACCAGGACTGATAATCCTCAGGTGCTCAGTCCTCAGAAAGATGAAGGTGGGCGAGTCGGAGCTCAGCAACCCAAGGAAGAGAAGAGTGGGTTGTCGCGTGAGCAAAAGCTCTGGATAACTTTCGGCGCAGTCAGTGTTGCGGCGGCCGGATATTACGCCTACAACCAGTACCAAGGCAACAAAATGCCTGGTATCAGCGATCTCGAAAAGCTCAGGCAAGAAACCCTGAAGCTGGATCAGATGACGCTCCCGTCCAAGTGGGATGTTCGCGGACTGAAAGATGGTCCGATCAGCACTACGAGACTGGGCCAGCTGGCGGGTGATGAATTCAACGCCAGGCTTCTCGATGCGGATAATCTGGTGGTCAACACTTCTCGAGGCTACGCCGATATTCTGCCGAAGGATGGATTCAGCAATCCGTTTGCGGCAGAGCAACATGACAGCGTTATCCGAGTTCTCGATGAGATGCGCGAGAAATTCCCCGCTATTCGCAACATGAACATCGAAGTGATTCCGTTTTCCAAGGTTCCCGGCGTGAACGGCAGTAGCGCGCATATGTGCGTTCAGACCATGCGTGCCGGAGAAGCCCGAGTCATGTACAACGACATGATGAAGGCACCGAGCGCTTCGACAATTCGAGCGAATCGTAACTTCCTCCCCGGTTTGGGGAAGAAGGACTACGTGGCGTATCACGAGATGGGTCACTTACTTGCTGCCGCAGGTGGTGATCTACCTTCGACGTTCGATCTTCTGAGCAACAAAGCTAGCCCCACGGCTTGGAGGACGTGGCAGAAAGCTGAACCTCTGCTGCACAAGAAGCGGTTCGTCAAGCATGGCTTCACGTTCAAGGAGCTTTCGAAGCTGAGCCAGTACGCAGCCACAGAGCCTGCCGAAGCCATGGCCGAATTGGCTGGTCACTATTTCCATCCCGAAATGCGAGCGAAGTTGACCTCAGATCAGCTTCGTCGGGCCAAGGCAATGTTCGACGAAATGGGAGGGGTGACGGGATGATCCCCAGTGATCCAAACACGATCAAGAAGATGGAGGAATTGGCAAAACGCAATATCGCTAATGGTGATTGGGGCGACGAGGTCACGATCCCTGGTCTCCCCGGAGAGACCATGCCAATTTCTCCTGAGGAACGGGAAGCCAAGAAGTAACCAAGTCCATATTCAACTAAGGAGGCGCGTCTTGGCGCGAGTTAGATCGCAGCAAGTTCGTCAGATGCTCCTCGTATCCGGCGATCCGATGGACCCGGATCTGGTCCCCGAGAGGTTGCAGCTGTTCAATGAGCTCGGAGAACCCCTCATGCTGGGTGGGGGATATTCCCGACACGAACAGGAAGAAACCACGGGGCTGTTGATCCCCAACGAGATCGAGACCGACACCCTGGTGATGTATCCCTCGGTTCGGTTGTACAAGATCTCTACGAATCGCCCTGCGCGGGTTCGTCTATATCCGACTCCGGAGCAGCGACAGCTTGACATCGGTCGCTCAATCGGAGTCAAGCCGCAGGGCAACCACGGTCGACTTCTCGAGGTGGTCACAACTCCGACGCTTCTCGAACTCATCCTCAGTCCAGCCGTGGACATGACCTCCGTGGACGCGTTCAACTCGGAGTTCTATTCCACCGTGACAAACATGGACTCCGTCGATGGCGCTGTCGCGGTCACCTACTACTTCTTCAGGACGGAGTGACATGGCACTGATCTATACGACAGGAACCATCAACCAGCCCGATGCTGGCTCCGTCGGCCTCGCGATGGTCAACAAGATCCGCGATGATCTTGTCGCGCACGAGGCGTGGGAGCTGGTCGAGGAGTACACAGCGGGCGGCGGTGTGGTGCGTTGGACCGTCCTCAAGTGCCTGGCTGCCGAATCCGGGATGTCTGAGGATTTCCACCTCGTCATCGGTCGAACGCTGTCGACGGGCGAGCTTCGGTTCGCCATCTGTGAGGAGTATACCGCCGGTTCTCACACGATGGCGAAGTACGCTCAGGCTAGCGGTTCGGTGCTCTACGACGCCGATGGTTGCAGCCCGAGCACGTACACGCTGAGCACCGTGGTGTTTCCGTCTACGGGTGCGACCCCCAGGTATCAGAGCTGGACTCCGTCTGGTACCTCGACAAAGTGGTGGATCATCGCGGCCGACGATGGATGCACCGTGGCGTTCAACGGCGCTTCCAACGGATTCGTGCACCTCGGCAAGTACACGCCGCTCACTCCGTCCCCGATTACGTTCCCGATCCAGATGATCGGTCTGAGCACAACCGGCGAGATCACCCGAAATCCGGCGGTGGCGGGTATCAACGCCGTGGCCAATGCGCTGCATATCGAGGGCAGCGGAGGAAGCGCGGATAGCAGCGCTCTCTATCAGCTCGGGTTCATGGGTGATCTTCGCTACAACGACAAGCTGCAGGACAATCAGCGCTCGATGGCCGAGGCCGGGATGATCATCTATTCTCAGGGCGCACCGGAGAACATGGCGATTTTCGGTTACGTTCTCGGTAAGCAGAACCGTATGCGGGTCAACTCCAGAGGGACGCCGGTAGGATTCGCTTTCGGAGACGCCTACGCGATGAACGGCACGTTGTGGGTTCCGTGGAAGCCGGACTCGGGTCGGATCTGGGATACCGGAGTGGCGAGCTCCTGATGGCGGTTCACGGCACGTTGAACGAGCCGTTCGTGCTGGATGAGGTCGAGAACATATCGCAAATACCGATGGGAGATTTAGTAACCCCGACTGATATCGGGGTGCCTGATCTCATCACGGCGTTGGCGCCTTCTCGGTTCCCGGTTCCACCAACGGCCTGGGGATTTCTCACCGATATCCTCGAGCTCGAGATGGCATTCAGCCGCGTCGGACCTCCGTACGTGTACACAGGGCTGCTTTACCCGGAGAGTCCCTACCTCGAGCCCACCATCGGTCAGATCTGGCCACGATGAGAAAGGAGGTGATGTATGGCAAAGTTCGGAGATCGGATACGGCACGCCTGGAATGCGTTCGTCGACAGTGACAGCGCCAGGAACCGACCGATCGAAGTCACCGGTGGTGGCGGTTCATATTTCGGTGGACAGCCTCATCGAATGCGTCCACGGTATTCGAACGAGCGATCGATCATCTCCTCGATCTACACCCGGATCGGAATCGATGTGGCCGCGGTGCCTATGCGACATGTTCGTGTGGACGATACGGGTCGATATCTCGAAGACATCATCAGCGGTCTTGACAGCTGTCTGACCCTCGAGGCCAACATTGATCAGGCTGGTCGGGCCTTTCGACAGGACATCATCATGACCGTCCTGGATGAAGGTGTCGCTGCCATTGTTCCGGTGGACACCACGCTGTCGCCTGAGGAATCGGGTGGTTGGGACATCAAGACCTTGCGGGTGGGTCGGATCACATCGTGGTTCCCGCAGCATGTTCGGGTTTCGTTGTACAACGAGGCGCGCGGTATGCGTGAGGAGATCACGTTGCCGAAGAAGATGGTGGCGATCGTCGAAAACCCACTATATTCGGTGATGAACGAGCCGAATTCGACTCTGCAACGTCTCATCCGAAAACTCAACATGCTGGACGAGACGGATGAGAAGGCGTCCTCGGGCAAGCTGGACATCATCATCCAGCTTCCGTATGTGATCAAGTCGGAAGCACGTCGGCAACAGGCTGAACAACGACGTAAGGACATCGAGTTCCAGCTGTCGGGGAGCAAGTACGGCATCGCCTACACCGATGGCACTGAGAAGGTCGTTCAGCTCAACCGTGCGGTGGAGAACAATCTGCTGCCGCAGATCCAGGAGCTCAAGACCCAGCTTTACGGTGAGCTGGGACTCACGCCTGAGGTCATGAACGGTACAGCAGACGAAAAGGTCATGCTGAACTACTACGCCCGAACCATCGAGCCGATGCTCGATTCGGTGATCGAGGCGATGATCCGCACCTTTCTCACCAAGACGGCGCGCACGCAAGGTCAGTCGATCATGTACTTCCGGGATCCGTTCAAGTTCGTCCCGATGGGTGGCGAAGGCGGCATCGCCGATATCGCCGACAAGTTCACTCGTAACGAGATCGTCTCGTCCAACGAGATTCGACAGGGCATCGGCATGAAGCCCCGTCCCGAGCCCAAGGCCGATGCGTTGATCAACTCCAACATGCCGCAAGCGGATACTGGAGTGGACATCACCGACGCCGAAGTGGTCGAAGAAGAAGATCCCGTGGTGGCTCAGCTGACCGAAGGGTTGGCGACATCCGAAGCTGAGATCGATGCCGCACTGGCGGGTGGGTAATGCAGACGCCCACCGAACTCGATCTCCAGCACATCGGTCAGTTCGTTTCGAACTACGACCCAGTCAAGGCTCATGAGTACTACGAGCGGACCAAGAAGCTGAAGGGTCGTCGAAGGGGGACTACGTCAGACCCCCGGACCGGCAAGACCATGGGGCAGATCTCCAAGGATGCCCGGGCCAAGCAACGCACGGAACTCGCCGCCCGTATCCAATCTCTCTCCAGGAAACTGCAGAAGCTCGAAGCCAAGATTCGAGAGATGGAAACAAAGGAGGCCAGCGAGGATCGCAAAGGTGAGGCCAAGAGAGAGCGCGCAGCCAAGGAGGCAGAAAAGCCGAAGACCGCGGCAGAAAAGCGTGAAGCGGCTCGCGAGGCTGAAAAGTATCGCGACAAAAATCAGCAAAAGCTGAAGAGCGACGCGAAAGACGCCAAGTCTGGCGGCGGTAACGCCAAGGATTCGAAGTCGAAATCGAAGTCTTCTTCGCTTTCCGACCTCAAGGCTCTGGCTACTAAGGTGAAGGGGCAGATCGCCGTCGCCAAACAGAAGCTAGCTGCGCTCTAAGAGCGCCGAAGACCAAAAGACGAAAGGAACAGTCAAAATGGGAGCACAGTCCCACGGACTGGACTTCGGTGACTCTTCGCCGGAGCACAGCCTGATGCACTCGGCCCTTGCGGCCAAGAAGCCGGACTTCAGCGGATGGGCGTCGAAGTACGGTCTGAAGTGCACGGACGGACGGACGATCCTGACCGGTGCTTTCCAGCACCAGGACGGTGACCAGCTTCCGCTGGTGTGGCAGCACGGCCACAATTCGCCCGAGAACGTGCTGGGCCACGTGGTGCTCGAGCATCGGGCCCAGGGTCCGTACTGCTACGGGTACTTCAACGAGACCACCCAGGGGAAGAACGCGAAGACGCTGGTGCAGCACGAGGACGTTTCGTCGCTGTCGATCTTCGCCAACGCTCTCGTCGAGAAGGTCAAGCAGGTCTCTCACGGCATGATCCGAGAGGTCTCGCTGGTCCTCGCGGGTGCCAATCCCGGCGCCCTGATCGACAACATCGAGATCCAGCATTCCGACGGAGAGGTCGACATCGTCGCAGACGAGGCGATCATCTACACCGGACTCGAGCTCGAGCACGAAGACGGCGCCGCCGTCGAGACCGAGACGGAGACCGAGACGGAGACGGCGTCGGAAGACGACGAGCCGACCGTCCAGGACGTCTACGCGGGGATGACCGAGGAGCAGCAGGAGGTCGTCCACTACATGGTGGGCGCAGCTCTGGAGGCCAACGCGGCATCTCCCGCCAGCACCACCGAGACCGGCGCCTCCGAAGAGGGGGACATCACCCACGAGGACAAGGACGAGAACGAGATGAGCGGACGCAACGTGTTCGAGCAGGACAAGGAGACCCGCGGTTCGGAGCCGCGGACCGTGCTCTCGCACGACGCGATGCGCGGGATCGCCCAGGACGCCATCAAGCGCGGATCGCTGAAGGAGGCCGTCGAGGACTACGCCTTCAAGCACGGCATCGAGAACATCGACACGCTGTTCCCGGATGCGCGGACGATCACGGACACCCCGGAGTTCGACAAGCGTCGGACCGAGTGGGTCTCCGAGGTCCTCGGCGCCGTCCGCAAGAGCCCGTTCTCGCGGATCAAGTCGATCACCGCGGACATCACCCACGGCGAGGCGAGGGCCAAGGGCTACATCAAGGGCACGCTGAAGAAGGAGGAGTTCTTCGGCCTGATGAAGCGCGTCACGACGCCTTCGACGATCTACAAGAAGCAGCGGCTCGACCGTGACGACATCATCGACATCACGGACTTCGACGTCGTGCTGTGGCTCAAGGCCGAGATGCGCCTCATGCTGGACGAGGAGCTCGCGCGCGCCATCCTCATCGGGGACGGCCGCGACGTCGACGACGAGGACAAGGTCCGTGACCCGAAGGGCGCCACGGACGGGGCGGGCATCCGCTCGATCCTCAACGACGACGACCTCTACGCCGCGGTCATCACCATCGACGTCGACGGCGATCTGCGCAAGACGGACCTCGTCGACAAGATCCTCGAGTCGATGCGGTTCTACAAGGGCTCGGGCCTGCCGACGTTCTACACGACGTTGCCGGTCATGACCCAGATGCTGCTGGCTCGCGACACCCAGGGACGCCGGTATTACCGCACGGCGACCGATCTGGCTGCGGAACTCGGCGTCAACAAGGTTGTGACCGTCGAGGTCATGGAGAGCGTGCCGGACCTCGTCGGTCTCATCGTGAACCTGCAGGACTACACGATGGGCGCCGATCGCGGTGGCGAGATCTCGTTCTTCGACGACTTCGACATC